TATTATAATCTTAATAAACCTGCTGGGCAGATATTATTAAATCAACTTTACTATAAGGAGCTAAACTAATGACTAAAACAAATCTAAAATTTATGTCAGACTTTGATATGGAGATTGCAAATAAATCAATCTCTAAGAATGAAGCTGCCATATTATACAACGCTATATCGTTAGCTGGCTTGCATGACTTAAATAAAATCAATACCGCTCTGTTATTTAATAAATTGAATAATGGTGCTAGTCCAACCGGTGCTGATTATGTTCACTATACAATCCAAGACATAAACCACTTGCAAGACAAGCTAGTGAGAATAATGGAGTCTGAATAATGATTAAAAAACAAATAAAAGTTATATCCAACGATGAACTGTTAAGAATAGTAGCTTATTATCTTGATGAGCATTTTAACAATAACGATTATGCTGGCAACGATAAACAGCAAGCTAAATGGGCTATTGTAGAAATACAAAGTAGATTAAATAATAAAAAACAGGAAGCAGCATAATGAATAACGAACTTAAACAATGCTTGCTTGCTATTGGTGTGATAGCTTTAATCTATTCAAGTATGTATTTATTTTATTATGTAAGTAAATATTTAAACTATATTAACTAACATATTAAAATGGATAACGGTTCACCGGCGATAGCTTTAATAATATTTGGTATTAATGTTTTAATATTATTAATTTATTATTTAACTATCTAATCTCATCAAGTGGAGTATCGGATAACAATGTATATGGAGAGCAACACTCCACTTGAAATCTTAATTTAATCTATATGTTTAGGGGATAAAAAGAGAGATTTAAGATTAAGATTATATTGGATATAAAAATATCAATACTATCAGATTTCTGTACCTAAAATGTTCTTTTTGTCAATCAATAAAAAATAAATATTAGTTGCCAGGCGATACCAAACTTTGATAACCTACTCTGTTCACTAAATTGCAGGCGTCAAATAGAGCTAATCTATATTTATATTTAAGCTGATTAAACGTTAAGTCTAAATACATTCTATTAAGTTCTCTAATGCTTAAACGTTCCGGAAAGTTTCGCAGGGATAATAATTCTCTGTTGTCCTTATCAAGTTTTAACAATGTGAATATCACAAGCTCATAGATTGACAGCTGCTTAGGCGTTGCTTTAAGGTTCTTATTTTTCTTATCATAATAGCCCCAGTCCTTACTATCATAATGGACTGTTCCTATTATCTTAAACATGGAAGGCGATCTATTGTTCTTAACTCCTGGTATTATCTTCTCAACAAATGATGATGTCTTTAAGTAATTATCAAATTCATTTATTGTTATAGGAGTGTTTATCATTTTTTGGCGTAGAGATTCCCTTGTGTCATGGTTGAAACTTACTACCATATATTGTTATAAAAACAATTGGTCTAGCAGTTATCCCCCCCATTTAATAAACAAACAATAATCTCAGGAGTGCCAGCTATGATTAAGTCAGATTGCCTTATGCTTATATAAGCATATAAGCATATATAAGCATATATACTTAAATATACTAATAAGATTATATATAGGTATATATATATAGGTATATATATGGTACAAATTTTGTACCGACTAGGTATAAATTTTATACCGACCCCCCCCCTTAAAACTTACAGACGCATATTTGAATTAAAAGTATTATTTAAACCTTTAATATAATTAACTACCGACTTTGTGGAATTAACCAAGACACCCCTTTAAAATGCTTTTAAATAGGTTTAAACCCTATTCTGTAGAGGATTTATTACTGCTTAATGTAATAACATTATCAACGTTATTCTTTTTAACATTCCAACGTAGCTTCATCTTAGTCTTTAAAGATTTTCTATAGTTGTTTTGCTTCTTTAATAAACTCTGTCTGTTGGAGCTGCTTAAATAATAAACTGAGGTTTCATTTGAACTTGGTTTATGCCTTACAATTAAACCTAAACTTTGTAATCTGTCTAGGTGCTTAATCAAAGTCATCTTGGATTTAATCCCTGTTCTATCCATTAAATAATTTAATGATACCCTGATACCTCTTGGCGCTTTCTCAAATGATTTTAAGATAACATAGATAATCTTCTCATGGGAATTTAAAACAAATGAATCAAGAATATCCTTTGTAATTTTTTCAAACTTAATTGTTGTTGTCATTTTACAATTTTAAAATCAGATTCTAAATCTATTTTTAATTTTTCAAAGCTGTTCCATATTTCAAAGTAAGGAAACCAAAGTCCATTCTTTTGGGCTTTGCAACTGATATGATGAATAATTGTAGTGTGGTCTCTGCCGGCTAATATCTCACCAATGTTCGCTAAACTATATGGAGTTAATTCTTTTAATAAATTTATAGCAACGCTTCTTGCAATAACTAAATGCCTATCCCTTTTGTCAGACAACATCTGTTCTCTTTCAATTCCAAAATGACTTGCAGTTCTTACAATAATAGCATCAGTAACTGCGCTAACTTTTGTTATCTTTACATTTTTCTTTCTTGAAAAATCCATAGACTTATAATTACCAATATGCTGCAAAGCTAAACGATAACCTGTTTTAAATCCGCTTCTAAAATAAATGTTGTCTATCTCACTAGGTTTTTCAAACATACCAGTTCGCATTTTGTTTTTTATTTCTTGCTTCCAAATTCTTGGTTGTGTCATGCGCATTTTTTATATCCATTCTATTGTTGGTTGACCGGAGTAATTAACATCATAAACAAACCACCCAAAAGCCATTAGTCCACCGGCTAAACTATCGCTTCCAGGTTTTTTAAAAGCTACTCTTTTTGTAAAGATAAAAACTGTCTGTAATTTTTTCTGGTCAAATATTAATTTCTTTCTTCTGATACCCTCTAAATAAGTTATCTTAGAAAGCATAACCACTTTGTGTCTTGCAAGCTGCAACGCATGAACTGTAAATTCTGTTGCTAATTTAAAAGGTGGGTTTGTAATAATGTTATCATAAATTTCTGTTGTCTCTAAAAAATTAACACCTGTCTTGCCATAACCTCTGTCATGCAAATCAGATGAGATAACTTCATAACCATTATCAATTAAAACTTTAGACATAGCGCCGTCTCCACAGGCAGGTTCTAAAACGTTGCCAGTAAATTTAACTCTATCCAATAATGCTTGAGTGGCTTCAATTGGTGTTGGATAAAAGTCATCTTTCTCTCTGTCGTCATTAACATTAAAGCCAACGTATCTAAGAGCTGCTTCTTTTTTCATTTTTTTTTATTCATGTATAAGTCTTGGTTCTTATGCCTTTGCATACGCATAATAGCTTGGTGCAAACATCTTACACAATAATCCTTGCCGTCAAATTCTACCTCTGCATGAAACACACACTCAGAACATAACGGTAAATCAGCTGGAATTGGTTTCTCAATCATTTTAAATACTCACTAATAAATTCAGAAGATAATAATTTAATAATCTTTCTATACTCTTCTGTGTCTAATAAATCATATAAAGTTAAACGCTGAATTAAAGTTAGCTCATCAACTTTAAATTTAAAAACATCTAGCTTAATTAACTTCTCCCTTAATGCTTTCGTTGCAACAGGATCAATCCTTGCCATATCTAACGCTTCGTTCAGCGTCATATTAAACGGTTTTTCTTTTATCACAGGTATATAATAATACTTCTTGGTTTCTGAAAAATGTTCCTATTTGTTTATTGCCTTTATAATTTTTAACTGGTCTTGAATAGGTTAACTTATCAAACATCTTATCGCATTGATAGACAGACTGCTCATCATAAAAATCAAATGTAATGATATGCCCATTCATTAATAAAATTGTAAGAACTAACTTCATGCTAAAATTAAAATTAAGATTAAAATAAATACAACTGAAATAAACTTAATTCTAATTTTGTTTAATCGTTTATCTTCAGCTAATAATTTTTTCTCATTTAATTTTTGCATATTAAAATCAGATATAATTTTTTGTTGCTTTTTATAATAATAGTTTATGTCCATAAGAGTCTATAAAAATATTACAACAAACAAACAGAATGAAATGATTGCTGTGTATAATATTATTCTATTTGTGTTTGTCATATTACTGTAATTGATTTTATTGCAGCTGTCGGAATTGCGACTACGTCAGCGTAATCTATGGAGTGATCCTTGTTATAACTCCAAGAACTAAATATCTTTACTGTGTTTCTACTTTTAGAAAATAAAAAACCAACTGAAACACACTCAGCTAAAGTATGATTTAAAACTTCTGCTTCTGTTAACCAAGCGCCATCAGCATTACATATATCCATCCAACAAATCTCAACTCTTTGATAATTAAATTTTTTATCCATTGAAAATATTTTCTATTGAAATTAAATTTGGCATTGGTACAGAATAAACTTTGGGTCTATCAGTATAACCAAAGTCAGTTAAGTATTCTTTATTACCAATAACATCGCTTGAGTTAACATAACCAACCACCTCAAATATTGGACAACGATCAATGACTAATATGTATGTTTCATTTGCAGAACTATCTTGTCTTATGATTAAGAAGTTTTCATTCTTAGGTGTCTGACAACGAACCTGAACTCTTTGATTATTAAAATATATATCAGCACCCCTAAAATTATTAACATGATAATTAAAATGTACTTTTAAAACTTTTGCTACAGCAAGTTCAGCAAGTGTACCTGACATAGACTTTGCAACCTTGTCGCCAAAGCTACCTTTATAACCATGACCCCAATTAATATTCTGTCTCATGCTTTCAGTAATGCGAAGCAACGCTGTATAACCAGCTGCAAGTATTTCGTATTCGTCTAATTTAATTTGAATCATTGTGATTCGTTTTATTAATTCTATTTGTTTTGACTGTCAATAATTTATCAACACAAACAACTCTGGGTTTTATAAATAATTATATGTTATTGAATTATATATCTTATTTGTTATGTATAAATTAATTGATTATAGTATTGCAATGAAGTGTAAATAGTAATACTGATTCGGAACATGAACGATCTTAGAATTACTGATCCAGCTTATAAAGCATTTGGTTTAGAATACGCTAGTGTCTCACAAAATAAATTGCCAGAAGATAAAAGATTTTTTAATTACATAGTTCTTACTCCACAAGAAAGAATGAATATGCCTAAGCGTTCTCATTTCACAATGGGAAACATTGTTCATAACGCAGTACAAAAAATCCTTTGCAAAAAGGAAACATTAAAAGATGTTATCTTTAATAAAGAGAAATCATTATTCAAATCTTTAAAAGCAGAAAAACCAATAGACGAAAAAGATAAAGCCAAAAGATATTACATGGCTAAGAATTTTAAATTAACATTAAAACAATTTCAAACAGCACTAGAGAGTCTGCCAAAACAAAATTGGAATTTTGAAACTGAATATGCAACATGGATAGATGGCATAGGAACGTATTTTAAAATGTTTATAGATTTAGAGGGGGAAGATTACATTGTAGATTTAAAAAATATATTTGGTTCAGTTATAAAAACTAAAAAAGGTTATTCATATACAAAGAGAGCAGTACCACAACAACCATTCCATAGTGATTGTATGCAAATGGCAGCTTACTCATACGCAACAGGCGGTAAAAAACCTGTGCTTATTTATTCTAATCATTTTGAACATAAAGTATTTAGCGAAAACAATTGTGATGATTTAAAACCTGAGAACTTAAAACATTATTTAGATGAGTTGGTTATGTATCAACAAATATGGGAACAGAAATTAAAGTTAGCCAATGGAGATCCTTATGCTTTAGCTAGACTTATTAAACCAGATTTTTCAGACATAAGAAAAAAGCAAGACTTCTTTTGGAATGATGTACCTGAAGAATATATAACTAGATTTTTAAATTATTATAAAAAATGAACAGCGATAGATTTGAAATATTTATTATAGCTATGCTTGCATTGGTTGCAGTTGAAACAATAAGACACTTATTTGGGATATGAAAACGAATAACAATAACAAAGGAGAAAAGATGGATAACATAAACCTGATAGATGCTATCAAGGAATTTAGTGAAAACACTAAAGACAGTTTCATTAATATTCAAGGTAGGAAATATCTTAAAGTCGTAGATAGACTAAACTTTGTAAGACAAAAGTTTGGTGAGAGACTATGCGTTAAAACAACAACAACATACCCAGATGGTATGGCAATGTTTCAAACGGAAATCTTTTTAGATGGTAAGTTAATAGGAACTGGACATTCTAAACAGACAGTAAAGAAAGATAAAGAGTTTGAGAAAATAGAATCAGTATCTATTGGTAGAGCTTTAGGAATTGCAGGATTTGCAGGGTCAGAACTTGCAACCTTTGAAGAGATGAATGATTTTATTAAATCAAATCCAGTACAAAATTTTAGTAATACTTATGTTCAAGCTAAGTCGCAATCTACAGATGAAGCAAGAGATGATATTATTACTAAGATACAAGATGCAGAAAAATTTTCAACAACTCCTGGTGTATTAGAAAAGAACTTGCAACAAATATGGTCGCAATATTCTGAGAAGCTAGGATTTATGCAAGTTGAGGATCAAGACTTCTACAGTAAGATACTACAAGCTAGAAAAAAAGCAGAGCAAACAGTAAGAACAAGGAGTAACAATGGCAGATAAATATGACAACACACTTTCGCTTTGGAAAAATGCAAAGCGTAGAGAGGGAAAACAAGACCCTCAATATACAGGCAGCGGAATGATTGATGGAAAGAAATGGTCTATCTCTGGTTGGATTAACACAGCTAAGAAGAATGAAAAAGCACCGGATATTTCTATTAAAGTAAATCCGTTTAAAGAATCAACAAAAGACAAAATGCCGTTTTAATCTATGAACGATAATATTAATCCAAGTCATTATAAGAATAAATCAATAGAGACTATTCATGCTATTTGCTCTCAGTTATCTGAGGGTGAAATGATTGGTTATCTTAGAGCTTCTATAATGAAATACATTATGCGTTTTGGTAGTAAGAATGGTTTTACTTTAGAAAAAGCCATTGAAGATACAAGAAAATGCAAATGGTTTTTGGATCAATTATTATTAGAACTAGATACTATTAAGAGTTCAGGTACTGACTCTTATAAACATTCTAACGTTCATAGTTTATTTCCAAAGGATAAAAAATGAATAAAAAGAATGGCAAAGACTATATCTTCTTAAGTAAAGTCAAGGCGGATGTATTAACTTACATAGCTGAATTTGTTAGAGATAAAAAATATTCCCCTACTCTAATAGAAATTGGTAATCGCTTTGGCTTTACTAGAAGTAGATCAAATGCAATCGTAAATGATTTAGCTAGAGCTAATCTATTATCTAAGGATGTAAGATACCCTCAAAGAAAGATTAAGTTAAGTCATCAACAACTAACGAAATTAACTTCTTTAAAAGTTAATGAAATATATCCGGTAAATGAAATTTGAAAAAATATATTTTTATGAATTTCATGCAACGTTTAAAGAAATTTTTGATGATGTGGAAACAGCTGCAAAGTCAGAAAAACCTAGCAAGATAAAAGACATGGAAGTAACTAATGTCAAATTTATTTCTTCTAGGGTTAAACAAGTAAAAGAAAAAGGAAAAGATGGATAAAACCCATGATCCTAAACAACAAGTGAAAATAGAGAAACGCTATTACACTCTTCTTGAGAAAGAAAAAAAACTAGAAGAAGAAGCGTTAAAGGTTGCAGAGAAAAAAAGGAAAGCTGCGTTTGAACTTGGAATGAAGGATTTAGAATTTGAAGATATAGCCAGTTAAACAATAATTGGTATGCGTACTGTAGGTTGTAAAATAACTAAGGAGAGAGACATGACTAAAAAAAAAGAAATTGTAGGGTACTATGGATATTATGATAGTAAAAAAAAGAAGAGAGTGTTAAAAGTATTGTATCAAAAAATTAACTAATTAATGAATTCCTTTGGAGAAATAGACTGCCAATTGAATATTGACTATGTCAATTATGAAAGTGTCTATATTTGTTTTTATCTAGCGTAGAAGTATAGGGAGTTTTTCGTTGAGACTCCCTATATTAAATTATTTTGCAAACGTCTTTGCGTAATTAGGTTTCTTATTTCTTCTTGATTTTCTTTCAGCTGCAATCTTTCTTTGAATAGCTGAACGTTTTTCAGATTCACTCATACCAGCAAGAACAGATTGAGGTACGCATTTTGGATATTTTCTACCTGAACCTTTTTGCCTACCACAAGGTTGATACATACCGTTCTTTTTAGAACGTATATCTACCCAGTTTTGTTTAAACCATTTATCTAAACCGTTAGCCATTATTTCTTTTTAATTATACTCTACCAATAAGAAAGTCTTTAAATGAAACTTTGCCATCTTTATTTAAATCTGGAAAGCCATTCTTTTTTTTCTTATTTTTATTATTCTTACCAAAAAAATCTTTTCTCATTATTTTTTCACCGTTCTATATCCACCACCTTTTTTCTTGTAAGTCTTTACAAGATAAGCGTTAGCATAGGCGCTTGGATATACTTTAAATTTCTTTTTAGTTAATGCTTTTATTCTTGCATATAACTTTGGGTTTGTAGGTCTATTTACCATTGCCATTATTTTTTAACTCCTTTGATTATACCTTTATTAAATGATGCATAAAATACAGAAGCACCTCTTTTTTTGCCGTACTTTTTTTGCATCTCTTTCATTATCTTAGTTCCTTTTTTACTTAGTGGCATTATGACTCCTTTGTATTATAAAATTGACTATCATCATTTTCAGTTCTCCAACCGTCAGTTTCTACGCTTGGATAATCCATATTAGTTTTATAATCTGGAATATTATCTTTAACAGTAAAGTTAGGAAGATTAAACAAAATTCGGTTATTAGGCATTAAGGCGTAGTTACCTTGCCACAAATCATTTTCTGCTATCTCTAATATATGATGATGTTTATGTTCTGGTGATATTTCTGAATAGGTAGTGTTTAATAAATTAATATCAGGTTGACAATAGTCTATTGAGAATTCGTAATTAGCTTTATGCAATTGATTATTTCTATCTAAGAACTTACATTGAGAAGTGGCTAACGCATTGTATTCAACAACACCTGCGTAATAAGATAGGCAATCCCAATAAGCTAAATCTTTTAATTGTAAATCTTTAACTTGAGTTCTTTTATATCCGTCTGCAAAGAAAGCATGTATAGGAAGTCTTGCATAGTTAGCGCCATTAGGTAGCATGATATTAAACAAAGGAGTTCTACCTTCTAAAGTAGTAATAGAATGGATTAAACAATCCTCTTCTTCTCCTATATGTTTTTCTTTATTATATAGAAACTCTAGTCTGATCTTTGCTTTCCAAACTGGAATGTTGTGATTTAAAAACGCCATCGTTATATTCTTTCTCCATGCAATTTACATGCTGGCATTTTCTATCTGCGTAAATAACAAACGAATCTGTATTAATAATTTCTATATTACAAGACTTACAAAATCCAACACTTTGTAATCTAAATTTTTTTTTAGCCATTAACTACCATGCTTTGCAACTCCAATATCTAGCCGATAGTTTATTGGTAGCGCCTTCGCACTTATGTCTAGCTCTGAATGATTTACGTCTTGCTTCTATATGTTTTTTAATCTTCATATTTGGATCACCAAAGCGAACAAGTTTAACTTGGCTTCCTTGTTTTGCAAGAACTGCTGATTTCTTTCTTTGACCAGGTGTAGATTTTGGTTTGTTATAACCTGAAAATTTTTCTCCTCTATAGACAACCATTATCTAGCTAGTGGGTTAGATGAGCTTGCTCTAAGTTCTTTCATTTGAACTTTTAGTAATTCAATTTCTTTTTGTGCAATGGCTAAGTCTTGTTTAATCTGACCAGCTTTAGCAGGATCAATACTATCAATCTTTGACATGATTTCTCCATACTTAATAAATCCACCACCAATAGTACCAATGATTGCAACTGTTGCTATAATCTCTTTTAAATTATTTTTTATTTTATCAAACATATTAACCTTTTGTCTTTCTTAGTTTTTCTAGTTGGATGATAATATCATCTTCTTCATCTTGTATTTGTTTTAACATATTCTGTCTAGCCACCAATGGATCTTTATTTATATAACTATTTAGATTAACATTAACATATATGGCTTTTTGTTCCAGTTGTAATTGATTAAAGAAATCAGGATTAGGAACACCTACCATTTGCTTTGATATATAAAATGGTTTATTCTCATACACACTTAAACTAGGTTGATTACTTTTTAATGCGTCAATTTTTATTTCTTGTACTGACTTCACTTTTGTATCTACACCTTTTAATTCTTTTTCTACTTTATCTAATTGTTGTTTCGCTTTGGCATCTACCTGCGTACTGCCTACACTTGGTTTCTCTTCAGTTGAAGAAACTTTAGTACTATCTTTACCTGTGGGTAACTCTTCTTTTGAAGATTTTTGTTCTTTGATTGACTCTTCTTTGTTCTCTGTTTGTTCTTTATTAACTTCTTTAGGTTGTTCTGTGGATTGTTTTGTTTGTTCTGGAGCTGGTTGTGCTAACTGAATTGTTTCATTAATCTTTGTTGGTTCAGAAGATTGCTGAACTACAACAGGAGATTCTATAACAGGAGATTCAATAATTGCTGCAACAATAGGTTCTGTAATTGTAACTTGCTGAATAACTGGACTTAAAATTTCAATGGGAGTTATTGTAATAAGTGGCAAAGGATTTGTTACATAGGTAACAGTCAAAGAAGGATTAATTAAATCAGCAGCATAATGATATGGAGAATTTGTAGATTCATAAAAAGAAAATCTACTTGTAATGCTGTAATTGTTTTGTAAGTTTTTATCTATAACAGCTAAGTTAGTGTAAGTATTAAAGTAAGTAGAAGTATAAGGTATTATTTTATTCTGTGTTGTTACCCCACCATTATCATCTGTTAACACTTGCGTCATAGTAACATTTTGATTTGGATTGCCAGACCAAAACCAAACATCAACACTTTGCGTTGAAGTAAAACCTTCATTGATTTGTGCTTTAGATAAACCAGATTGTGTTAATGAGATTGTATTCTCAATATATTTTCCACTAACTCCTGCTATTGTTCCGCTACCATGAGTAGAATAAAGATTAGTTCCACTCCAACCATTAGCAGTTGTGAATGTACTTGGAGTTAAATTAGAAGTTGTTGTTGTTTGAGAGAATGAAACTACAGAAGTAATAAGCCAAATAATAAAAGTGTAAAAAATGACCATGAGTTTTCTTTCGCTTCGTACCAAGCGTCTATATCTTCAACTACTTTTTTTCAGTTAAAGACTCCTGCTTTTTTGTTTCTTCAATAATTCTTAATTTCTCAACGTATAAATTATAATCTGGTCTTAGCTTGTCATACTTCAACCATTGAGCAGTTGCGTCAGCTCCAATCTTACCTTCAAATGGACATGGTGTTCCTGAATTTTCCATTGCATGAAATACTCTTGCGTCTTGGCAAAGGATAGAAACGGAAGCTACTTTCATTCCAAGATCATTTAAAACTTTAGCTAGTTTAATTCTTTCACAGTTTTCATCTTTAGTATAACTGCCACCAGATATACCTACTCCGAATGTTGACACTCCACCACTATATCCGACAACGCATAAGTCTTGTGAGAAGGCAGACATTGCTGGTGCAGATGCTGTTGCTGCAACTCTTGTGTCTCCTGAATAGGCGTTTGTAGTAGAATTAGATGTTGTAGTAGAATTAGATGAAGAACCTGATTCAAACGTTGAATTAGAGGTGCTAGTATAGCCACCAGTAATAGAAGTATTACTACCAGAAGCATTGTTCTGAGTAGTTGTTTGAGACGATGCACTAATGATTAAGCATAGTATTAAAACTATAGTTGTTGGTATAATGTTCTTTCTCATTTTATTTTTTATAACCTTTTTTCTTAATTACTTTTTTAAATCTTATAACTCTTTTGTATCTTAGGGGTTCATGTGGGAATGTGATATATTCTTTTAAAAAGTTATTTATCTTCTTAAATATATTCATCATTCTTTATTAGGTTGTTTATTGGCTAATGTTCTAGCTATGCTTTCACCTGATCTACCAACAACATAACCGCCTAAACCTATTTGTAATAAAGTCCAAACATCTCCTGGTAAATCAAATCCAACAACTAAACCTGTAATCATTTTAATTATTGGTGCAAAGATATAATTGAATACTAAAACAAATATTAAAACGTACATTAATAATGGTCTCCAAGAACTTGCAAACCAACCTGCTTTAGCTTCTGCTTCTACTATTCTAGCAGCTGCTTGTAACTCTTGTGTACTTGATTGTAACAACTGTTGATTAAGTTGTGCTTTTAATTTTTCTTGTAAGTCTTTATCCGGTATAGATTTTTCAATCGTACTGAATAGTATTTTTGCTAATGGTGCTATTGCACCTAGTGCTGGTAACATATTTTTATCTAGTTGGTTATGCGCAAGAACGCATGAGATCTGATAATTCCTCACAGCGCTTTGGCGTTTGAACTCTCCATTGAGAGTCTAACATTTGTTCTGCTGCTTCATTATAGTCTTTTTTTCTTAATGCTTCAAACATTTTTTTAAACTTAGAAACCCCACCAATACCTAATTGAAATACCATTTCTACAATAACTTCTCTTGCAATGTCGCATACATCAATATCGTCTAATAATTTTTCAGCATTGATTGCAGCGTTATTAAAGTCTTTATCAAATAAATTTTCTAATAAAGATTTATCGTATTGAATACCTTCTTCAAAATCATCATCTTCAGTTAACAAATGTCCATAACCGATAGTGGCTTTGCCTAATGAATCTAAATAAACAGTATTTCTAAACCCTTCATGTTTTTTAATTCTATCTTTTACTACTTGGTAATCCATAATACATTTACAATTATTTAATAAGACACAACCTATATCATTGTATAGGTAATTAATGCACTTACTTGATACTATCCATTTTTTCTTTGTTGTTAAAGACATCAATTAAATCTTTAAATGATTTAAAACATTTTTGTTCTTTTCTTTTTTTTCTATATTTATTCTGTTCAACTGTAAGTTTATTTTCTTTTACTAAATTTTTATTATGTTCTAAATCTTTTAAAATATTTTTTTGATCCATAACCATTAGTTCAACACCAAGTTGTTTCTGCTTTTCATTTGGGGATCTGTGAATATTGTGATTGTTTTTTTTTGAGTTTTTTTTTTTTTTTAAAAAAATTTAAAATTTATTTAA